CTGCTGCTCGTGTTCAGAACCTTGATCTTGCAACTCGTGTTGCACTCTGGGCTCGTGATGTTCGTGGTGGTGCTGGTGAACGTAAGATCTTCCGCGATATCCTTGTTGATCTTGCTAAGGAAGATATAGATTATTGTCATATCTTGATGCGCAGGGTTCCTGTGCTCGGTCGTTGGGACGACTTGCTTGTTCTTGTTAACACTCGAGCTGAGTATTATGCGTTTGAATTGATTCGTCATGGTCTAGATGAAGGCGATGGTCTCTGCGCAAAGTGGATGCCTCGTCAGGGCGAAGTGGCTGCAAAGCTCCGTAAGCATCTTGGTTGGACTCCCAAGTTCTACCGCAAGCGTCTGGTTGAATTGACTAAGGTCGTTGAAACTCAGATGTGTGCCAACGACTGGGATAACATCAACTTCAACCATGTACCTTCTGTTGCTTCTGGTCGTTACAAGAAGGCGTTCTCTCGTCATACTGAAAAGTATAAGGAATGGACTGCTGCTCTTGTTTCTAAGGATCCTGAAATCCTACGTTCAGTTAAGGTCAATGCTGGTGCAGTTTATCCTTATGATGTATTGAAGGGAATGATCTCTCATTACAGCATGGACTACAACAAGGATCAGTTGAACCATATCCTTGCTCAGTGGGAAGCTTTGCCTAACTACGTTGGGGATGCTAACATCCTTCCTCTGGTTGACGTTTCTGGTTCTATGACTGCTCGCGCAGGTGGCAGCGGTACTACTTCTTGCCTTGATGTTGCAGTCTCTCTGGGTCTGTATCTCGCTGACAAGAACAAGGGTAAGTTTAAGGATACCTTCTTGACTTTCTCTGGTACTCCTGAGTTGCTTAATCTTCGTGGTAACATTATCGACAAGATCAAGCAGATGGTCCAGTCAAAGTGGGAAATGAACACTAACTTGCATGCAGCCTTGGACAAGATCCTACAGGTCGCTCGCAATGGTAATGTTCCCCAGGAAGAAATGCCTGGAGCTCTGTTGATCCTTTCTGATATGCAGTTTGATCATTGCACTCGTCATGATGACTCTGCTATGGAAATGATTAACCGCAAGTACGCTGAAGCTGGTTATAAGGTGCCAAACATCGTGTTCTGGAACCTCAACGCTAATGACAACGTGCCTGTGAAGTATGATACTCGTGGTGCTGCTCTTGTTTCTGGTTTCTCTCCTTCTATTGTCAAGTCTGTTCTTGCAGCTGACATGGATAATTTTACTCCAGAAGCAATCATGCTCAAGACTATCATGAATCCACGTTACGACTACTAAAGGAGCTACGGCTCCTTCTTTGCCCACTTAGCTCAGTTGGTAGAGCAACTGATTAGTAATCAGTAGGTCGGCGGTTCGAATCCGTCAGTGGGCACCATGCTACCTTAGTGTAATCGTTAAGCACCCGAGGTTGTGGCTCTCGGAGTTCAGGTTAGAATCCTGGAGGTAGTACCAATAATTGGGTAGACTGCAGAGACGGTGGACTGCGCTAGACTGTAAATCTAGACTCTAAGAGCGTTGGAGGTTCGAATCCTTCTCTACCCACCATTCTAATGCCGATGTAGCTCAGTGGTAGAGCAATCGCTTCATACGCGACAGGTCGTAGGTTCAAGTCCTACTTTCGGCACCAAGCTTCGATAGCTCAGTTGGTAGAGCAAACGACTGAAAATCGTTGTGTCGCTGGTTCAATTCCAGCTCGAAGCACCACTAAATATCTCTATTAACATGGAGGTATATCATGCCAAGAGGCGTTTATCCGAGAAAGAAAAAAGAACTGCATCTAGAACACGTTCGTGATGCTCATGTTGGTCATGGTATGGAGCGCTCTCCTCATTGGCCAACTGTTCAACACAATCATCTAAAGAAATTTCCAACATGTGCAGCTTGTGGTGGAGAAACGAATCTCAATGTTCACCATAAGCAACCATTTCATTTATACCCAGAGCTAGAGTTGGAACCTACCAACCTTATTACTCTTTGTATGGATGGCGACAAAGATTGTCATATTAAGCTTGGACATGGAAGCAATTTCAAAGCTTACAATCCTCATGTGGAGGCGCATGTTGAAATCGTTAGAGCAAGTTTCACCATGGAACTGCTAAATGAAACAGCTGTTATTGCTAAGAAATCAAGATTATTAACTTGACATTGTATCAAAAATATAGTATTATTATTGATAATGTGAATAAGATAGTTTGGTTAGCTCTGATGATACATTGGTTATCAGAAGGAACCAAGATAACGGATATCTTTAAATGAAGATAGCTCTTTTTCAACACCATCCAGAATGTTCTAGACAATGTTGTGATGGTGTGATAAGAGCTTTATCTCCAAAATATGAAATCAAATTATTCACCGTTGATGATGATATAAGTGAGGTGCTAAATGGATGTGATGGAATATGCTTCCCTGGTGGCATTGGTGATAGCGATACCTATTTCAATTTTTTTACAAGGACTAAAGCTAACAAAATCGCAGAGTTCATTTCTTCGGGCGGTAGGTACATTGGCGTTTGTATGGGCGCTTATTGGGCTGGTTCTCGATATTTTGATTTACTTGCAGATGTAGATTGTGTACAATATATCAAGCGTCCAACAGCTGATATAAAACGTAGTTATGGTACGGTCGCTAATATAGAATGGCTTGGTGAGAAGCATAAGATGTTTTTCTACGATGGTTGTACATTTACTGGTCCAGGATATTATGATACAATTGCAAAATATTCCAACGATGAACCAATGGCAATTATCCAAGGTAACATAGGGTTAATTGGATGCCATCCTGAAAGCCAAGAATTTTGGTACGAAGATCAATACAAATATATAAACAAACATTGGCACAATGGTAAACACCATCAGCTATTGCTTGAGTTTGTTGATAAGTTATGGAGGGTTGGCTGAGTGGTCGAAAGCAGCTCATTGCTAACGAGTCGTACCCAAAAGGTACCATAGGTTCGAATCCTATACCCTCCGCCATTATAGAGGTGAGATATGAAGAAGATAGCATTAGCATTACTTGGATTTCTAACGATCAATACAACACAAGCCGCTGAACTTTCTTTGATTGGTCATGGCTTTTCTAAGCATCTAGACAACCACAACTTTAATGAACGAGACTATGGCGCTGCTTTAAGATATGAGAGCGGCGAATATGCTTTGCAGGCTGGTGGCTATCATAACAGCATTCGTAATAACACTGCATATGCTGGGTTTGATTGGAGCCCTATTCATTTTAATGTTGCTGAATGTTTAAATGTTAGCGCAGGTTTGTATGTTGGAGGCGCAACAGGATATAAATACACTGTAACTCCAATGGCTGGCGTTCAAGCAGCTGCTCGATGTAAGAATGTTTTTGTTAGAGCTCGAGCAATGCCTGATGTGTTTTATAATTCTAAGGCTGTCGGCGCTATCGAAATAGGATTTGTTTTAAAAACGTTTTAATATCAGTGAAGTGTTACGGTAGCACAGCTGTCTCCAAAACAGCAGGCGTGGGTTCGACTCCTACCACTGGTGCCATTATCCTCTGAATATTTCTAACACTCTATCTACATACTTAGAACGCTCCATGACGAAAGTCTGGGGCGTTTTTTCGTTATCAACAGCGATAATTATGACGATCTGAGGTACGGATATCTTATAGATCCATTCGAACATCATTGAGTAAACGGTCGACTGCAGAAAGTAGCTCTCAATCCACTCCGGGCGCTTTAATTTACGACTTGTTTTAAAATCAATAATAGATGTCTTACCATCGTATTCTGCAACAAGATCTGTTCTTCCTGCGCAGCCTAAAGCTTTAGAGTAAAGAGCAAGTTCGACGCCAAGGATATTATCAACCTTTTCATCTAGAACCTCAGAAATCCCTTTAAAGGTTTCGATATTGTTTGGCATAGCCTTTTTAAATACAGGTTCCATATCTTCGTTCATAACATAGCTTTCAGCAATGGAATGAATGGCTGTTCCTCTTCGAGCAGCTTGAGTTGAGATCTTGTTAGCTTCAGCTTCCCCTACTCGAGCTCTCCACTCGAGTAGGGCTGTTTTGTCCATTTTTTCACCAAGGATTGTAGTTACGGACTTTAGCTTTGTAATACCATCGGGCAACACATAATGCCTGGAACCATTAATGTTTTCTGTTTTTAAATCAATTGATGGCACCAGGCAATGTTTGAATAATTTACGCTGCAATTTTCAACCTATCTTTCTGAATAATATAATCTTTAACAAGAGCGCTTCTCACAATATCTTGTTCGTTAAAATCAATAAAAACGAAAGACTTCATACGCTTTATAATACTCATAAAGTCCATAAGCCCATTCTTTTCCTGTTCTTTGGTAAAATCTGACTGACGGAAATCACCACAGAAGACAATCTTACAATTTTTACCAACACGAGTGATAACAGAATCTAACTCATGAAGAGTCATATTAGCTATCTCGTCAACGACAATAATACAATCATTGAGAGTAATGCCACGTATGAAAGAAGTACTGACGAAATCGATAAGATTTTTCTGTTTAAGATATTCATAAGCATCTCCTCTACCGAACAATTCTGTGCATATGGCGTAATATGGAGCTTCATATACCTTTGCCTTTTCTTTAGAATTACCTGGGAGGAAGCCCATATCTCTTGTTGGAACCACAGACCTAACGATGATAACCTTCTTATATTGGCTATTTTCAGAAAGTATTTGCTTCAAACCAAGATACAATGAAATGAAACTCTTACCAGTCCCAGCGATTCCATGAAGCATAAGGTTTTTGCCTTGATTATATGCATCAAAAGATATCTTTTGGTTTTGAGTAAGAGGTTCAAAATTCTTTAATGTGAAGTTTATTTTTTCTTGATTATTAGAACGAGCTCCGTTTTGTCTGAGAATTCTCTTTTGTTTTCTTGTTAATCTTGCAGTATTCTCTTCCATCAATTATCCTTTAATATGTATTGATAGTACTCCTAGTCAACCCTTGCGAGTGTTTCTTCTTCATATCTTTAAGAAGATCACGGAAACCATTATCTGGTTTTCCCATACCGCGACCAGAAGAAATCATAGGCGCACCATTTACTAATTGCGTTATGTTTGGGTTATTCTTCAAATACTCATCTAGAGCTGAGATACTCATAAAGTCCTCATGCTCTTCGCCAGTGTCATTATTAATAAATCTATATGTTGGCATTAGCGACGATCGTCCTCTTCTGGCCATTCTTCATAGTCGTCGATATAATCTTCTTCTTCAGTCAGAGCAGATATATCTTTAGTTTTAAGAGCTCGGTCGACTCTCTTTTCATTACGTCGTTCGATGTAATTAGACCTAACAACGTAATTTTCATTTTCGTCGTCATAGTAATCGTTTTTACGGAATCTTTTAAACTGCTTGCTCATTGATTAGTCCTGGAAGTCCTTCTGTTACGTGCTGGAGAGTGATACCCTTGAAAGGCAACTTCTTGTCTTTAATCGCACAAAGAAGCTTTGCATCTTTTGGGTCTACGTTTTCGAGCAAACTAATAAACATCTGCTCTCTTTTGTTCTGAGGGAGATCGTCATGAAACCCTTTTACAAAATACTGAATCATTCTTGCTTCTCTAACAAGAACATGCTCGAGATCGACAAGATCATTAGGCTTATAAGGCGGTTCGCCTTCAGGAAGTAGAAACTCTACCTTTGGGTCGAAGGCGGCTTGCAAAACTGCACGAAGCACAAAACTGTCATTCGCTTTAAGAGCGTCAATCTTTTCCTGTGTTCTCTTCAGTTTACCTACTTTTTCTAAAAATTCTGCAACACTAACTTGCATCAAAATTCTCCAATAGATTCCATTAAATTTTTAAGTTTGTTTGCAATGAAATAATTCATTAGCTTTTCTCTACCCTTGCCAGCCTGAATTCCATATGAATCAAGTACCTTTTCTTCGATTTCTTTAGGAACCATCTTCAAATCGATAAGCTGTTTGTTACGCATAAAATTACGAGCAAGAGGATGATCGAATTTACCCTCAAGACCAATTTCTAGAAGAGCATCGATCTTCTTCTGAGTTAGTGGCTTCTGGCGCTCCCCAACAACAAAGCAATTATCAGGAGAGAGTACGTTAGGTATTCCATCTCCGCTATCTCCTTTCAGGATGTGCTCTGCCAAATAACGTTCTGGCTTTTCATGAGAAATCCATTTCTTGCGAACAGGATCATACTGCTTTACCTCATCATATATATGCAACTGAATGAAGTCCTTATCCCCAGAAAGGATAAGAACCTTTTCCTCATCAAGAGCATTTTTTACAAGGCTTGCAATGATGTCGTCCGCCTCAGCGGATTCAATATCAATAACACGGTAGGGGAAATATTCCTTGAGCTCTGCACGAATCTTGTTCATGCATTCGAAGATAGCCTTCCAATCCATTTCGGACTTCTCTTGAGACTTCTTACGGTTTGCCTTATAATAAGGAAAAAATTGCTTGCGCCAGTAGTTGGTGTTATCACAAGCGATAACCATTTCACCATATTCAGCGCCAAACTTTACCTTATATGAACGGAGAGAATTAAGCACCATATGGCGAACCATATTTTCTTCCAACTGAGCGTTGGTATGGTTTCCAAGTTGCATCATAAGGTTAGACAACATCACTTGACTAAAGTCAACAATAATCACATTTCACCTTTATTTTTGTCATTCTTTAGAGATATATTTATCGAATCAACGATTCGCAGAGTATCCTCTTCTTCGTCGTCTGGAATAAACACGCTTTTCGTAATTTTTTGAAAAGGATGATAGATTCCATAGTATCGACAAAGCATGGACCTCAAAGATTCAACCAAAAAAGCCCCCTCTCTTATATCATCATCGTCAGTTTCTTCTGGAAAATTAAATCCTGAAACTTCAAGTTGATTGAAAATCAAGGGGGCTATATTGGCTATGGTTTCTTGAATATGATAATGTCTTGCCATATTGATATTGTTTTGGACTTCTTCAATAGACTTCAACATCGATCCAGTTACATTAGGATTGTGTTTAGGAAACACAATCACATTGTTAGATGAGGCAACGACAGTATCTTTTTTCATTAAAATTATTATACCTTAAAATAGATATTTTGTCAATCTTTATTATTTAGGTCAAGAAGTCCTGTATGTAAACATTTCCTTTGGTTTACCACGAGATTCAATAGTTGGATACTGTTCCAAAAGCTCGTTCAAAAGGTTGTTCCAACCAGTCTTGATTCTATTAATATTGAATCGACTATCTGCGAATATCTTATTAAATTGCACGATATTGGTATGGTTATCGTCGCGCACCATATTGATAGCAGAGTTCAAATAACCAGCAAATATAGAAGCATGATTATTTTTATTTTCAAAATCTCCCTGATACATGATGTTTAACCCAGCAGATGTATCTGGCAAAGCTCCGTAGTTTGGATGTATGCACAACAATCCAGCGCTCATAGCTTCAATCAATGCACGACAAGCAGTTTCCATCCAAATAGACGGATATGCATGAATATGACACTTGTTCAGATATTCGCGCAAATCGTCATGCGGAACAAATCCATGATATGTCATCTGAGGATGATTGCGGATCCTATCATAAAGAGGTTCATAGCTCTTATCTGCTTCATCCCATCCATAAATCTTGAAGCTTGAGAATACTTCTAGATGGATATCAGGATGTTCCTCTGCAAGCCTTTCGAACACTGGAACAAGAATCTCAAGACCACGCTGCGGCGTAGAGGTATACGCGATACGGATCTTTTCCTTGTTTTTCATTTCCAAAACATTAGGAGGCGCTGGATCGAAACCATGCTCCAATACAAGAGACTTACTGTCATATGGAAATCCATGCACTAGCTGCGCACGGCTATACTGCCAATTGCTGACAAAAACAAACTTATGGAAGTTGTTACGGAAGCTCTTATCCTTGAACTTAGCAGACTCTGGATCTTCTGGAAGATCATGACTCCAGAAGATCCTAATCTTATCCATTTCAAGTTCGCGAGGTCGTGAACAGATAATTTGAAAATTATCAAGTAGTTCCTTATCAATCAACCCTGCAAGCTTACGTTTAGCAAGTTCAGTACCACCAAAAGAATTGATGGAAATTTCATTCTCTTCAAAACCACTCACTGTCCACGCTCCTGTTCGGTAGCCTTAGCATTAAGATACAACATTACATTTTCTGGACTTGAAGCACCGTATGGATCATCATTAGCTTCGTCGCGATAACCAGGCTCTTCGAACCAAGCCTCGATCAAACCATCATCGATGATGGCAGCATAGCGCCATGAACGCTTACCGAAGCCAAGGTTATACTTATTAACAAGCATACCAAGACCCTGAGTAAACGATCCATTACCATCAGGAATAACCTTGACGTTCTTGATGTCCTGATCTCTAGCCCATGCATTCATAACAAACGAATCATTTACTGACATGCAGTAAATTTCGTCGATGCCATGAACTTCCTGAAACTCATTATACATTTGTTCGAAGCCAGGAAGCTGGAAAGTAGAACATGTAGGAGTAAAGGCTCCTGGAAGGGAGAAAAGGATTACTCGCTTGCCAGCAAAGTAATCGGCGGTAGACATATCCTGCCAACGGAAAGGATTAGGACCACCAATAGATTCATCACGAACACGTGTTCTGAAAGTTACATTCGGAACACGACGACCAACATAACTAGCCATACCGAAGTAATTAACCATGATTAAGCCTGTCGAGTCAGATAGTTGGGGCGAACGTACTTAGCACCAAAGTATTCTTTAACGAGAGCAATAACAACCTGATCGTCATATTCCTTACAAGAAAATACGTCAAGGTACATTGCATTGCCGCCCATACCATCGTCTGGTACGAAATGGGCGCAGATATTAGAAGTTTCGATAAGCTGGACAAGTGTATAGCCAGCCTTGTTACCAGAACCAAAGTTTACAATCTGCGGTTCGCCATATGCGACCATGTCAATATCCTTGACAAGACGCTTGGTGAAGTTGTAAATATTTTCGTAGCTAGTAATTGCTAGATGGTCAAGTTCTGCACAGTCAAGAACGAGATGATAACCCCAGTATGCCATTATGTATTCTCCTCATAGTCAATTTTGTTGATGAATTCGAGCTTCTTTTCTTCAGACCAGCTCTTAAGATAATCATTATCTTCGTCAAACATTCGAAGATATTCTTCTTTATTTATTTCCCTGTGAGAAATAAAAATTGTCGGTTCAAGATGTTCCTGAGAAAACTCTTGAAAATCACTATCGCCTTCGCGCATGATAACTTCATCAAGAGCATGATCAATATCATTTTCAACTTCAACACAGTAACGAATACGAAACTGCGAGAGCACGTCGACCATAACAAGCTTTTTCATCAGTAGTTTCCATTTACATCTTCAACATAAAGGACAGAGTCAATTCGGAAAGAACGCCATCCACCCTTTTCCATATC